TGTGCGCTGTGCTGGCGCTTGCATTGAGTATTGACACATACACCCTTGCAATATGCTTGAGTGAAGACCTGCTACCTTTCCGCAGTTTGGACAAGTGTTCATGTGTTCTTCTCCTTGAAGCTGTTCAATGTACTCACGCAGTTCGTCAATTTCTTCATGCAACCTCTGTTGAATCATTGAGTTGCTAATCATTCCGCTTTGATGGTCAGGGTGTTCTTCACAGCGTTGAGAGAAGTATTTGATGTCTTCGTATTTCATGTGTTCATCTCCATTGGTGGTGTGCAAGTATGAATGCTGTCTATGCCACCCACTCGCTTCCCGCATCGTGAGCAAAAGTTCTGCTCTGTGCGCTGTGGTGCAACGACACCATGCACTGATTCAAACTTCATTGTTCTGCCGCAAGTGCAGTTGTATTGAAATATCTTTAGAGGCTCTTGCTCAGTCTGTGCCAAGGCTTCTTTAATGGCGGTGATGGCTTTGTCTGCTTTGTCTTCAACCTTGTGATATTTCCACGCATCTTGTGGCGGATCGGACATAAACATGATGCCGTGATATCTAACAGCGTTTTCCAACGCATCAAGTGCCAGCTTCAATGCTTCTTGTGTCATGTGTAGTCTCCCTCCTCTGTGTGCTCAGTCAGTCTTGCCATCAGCCGTGCAATGCGTTGTTCGTTGTACTGTATTGCCGCATTCGCATACTCAGCCGCAGTCTCAGCTTCCAGCTTGCGTAGGTGTGCTTCACGCAGTTCGGCGGCAATGACTTCGTGAATCGTCCTAGCCCTCAACACCTCTTTGATGTATTTGACGGTTGTTGATCTGAAGCTCATTTTTTCATTTCTCTGATATAGATTGCAAAACTGCTGATGGTGTCGTTGCCAAACGCCTTGAACTTTTCTATCTCTCTGGCTACCTCCTCAATCACTGCGTTCCGCAACTCATCGTAAAACTCCTGCTGTGTCTTGACTTCAAGCTCTGTTGACTGCCCAATGTCATCCAACACCTCATAGGCCTTTTCAATGTACCCATCGCGCAACAATTCTTTGGCGGCCAACACCGCCATTATCTGCCGCTTCCTCATTTGAGTGTGCTCTTGATGTAGTCACCCGCTAAATCAATCAGACCATACCAATCAATGCCTGCCGCCTCTACCACCTTCTCCCCCGCCTCAAGCAGCTCTGCAATTTCATTCGCACTCAAATCGTCCAAGTCATACTCAACGCCGTTGACTAAAAACACATTACTGTCTTCTGTCCGCGGGTCATTGGGATGCCCGGTGCATGGTCCCCATGTTGCCTCATCGCCTGGTCCTGCTGTAATTCTGCTCATATCTTTTTACTCCTCTTTCTGTGGTTTTGGACAATTCTCTGGCACCTTTACCAGAACGTAAACAGCGGCATACCCACCACCCCTTTTCAATGGCTGTTGCCACCTATCAATGTAGACATCAGGCATCTGGCGAATGATGTTGGAGATGCTTGCATACGCCCTCCCCGTCACCCCCTCCAACTCCCTAATGGTCATCCCATCCTCTGTCTTCCTAAGCGCACGCCTAATGGCTTTAATGGTTGCAGGTGAATCAGGATTCATTTGTAGACATCCCAAAGCAAAAACACACAGCCCAATAGGCCAACAATGGTCAACAAGGTGTCTAAGGTATCCAAACTGGCGCCTCCTCATAATTGTCTGGGTTAAAGGGGACAGGGCGGTTGCCTTTGTCCTTCGGGTTGGGAAATGGGGGGAAAGGCCAAGTGTTCATATTGTCACCATCAGCACATGGGTTTCAATACGGTCAACCACTGATGCATCCTTACCACCAATGTGCCACATGTACTTGCCCAGGGGTGTTCTTGGCATCTTCCAGTCATAGATCGTTGCCACCTGACCATCGCCAAATGTGAGAACCCATTCGCATGTCGTCTTGTCCCCATTGCGCTCATACGGCAAACCAAAAGCCTCAATGAGGTCCTCATACGTTGTCTCCACATACCCCACAAGGCCTGTGCCATTGCGTTGACCACCGCGTGTGAATTGCATTGACTTTTTCATTTCTTTCTATCCTTTCTGTTGATGTGAGATTTAATTGTATGGTATTTTTCATTTGTCAACAAGTGTTTTTGTTTTTTCTTGTAAAAGTTTTTTTGCCTCTCTTGCGCTCATTCTTACATGCGTCTTTCTATTTTCTTTCTGTGTTTTTCTTTTTTCCTCTGCAGCAGCAAACTTTGCGTGCCTTTTATGTGCCTTTTCTGCATCCTTGGGCAGCATCAATTCTGGGTCTTCCATTCGCAACACAAACTGTCCCTCATCCACATACCTTATGGATGCGCGCTTGATGAGTTTGCGCAGGAATGTTGCCTCCACTTCATAGGTAGAGAAGCGGTCAAGGCAATCGTCACTCAAACAATACCTGCGCCTCCATTGCAAATTGTCTTTGGGCGCGGAAAAAGCAACCCTTGTCAACCCACCGCATGTGATGCATTTGATTCCAGCCATTGTCAGTTCACCTCACCCCATGAAGGACCAAACTCTGCATCCACCAACAACGGCACCCTCAGCCCTTCAATGGATTGAGTCATAATGCGTTCTATTTCTTCCACCTCTTGCTCCTTGCCCTCAGGAATGGAGAAGCACAACTCATCATGCACTGTCAACAGCATGGGAATGTCATTCAACACATCCGATGCCTGCAGTTTGACCATTGCCATTTTGATGAGGTCAGCGGCAGAACCTTGAAGGAGGCGGTTAAGTGCTTTGTGGGTAAATGAACGCCTGATCTTGTTGCCCCATTTCTCTTTGGCGGCCTCATACGGCAGCGCCTCAAACTCATCCTTCGCACTCGTTGGTTCCCACATGTCAAACCTTGAATACCTACCTGCAAACGTCCTGATGAATCCCCTTTGTGACGCCCGTTGGCTTGCGAGGTTGTAGATGTCTTTGACAAAGGGAAAAGTGCTGTGGTATTGATTGAAGAGTGGTTTTACATCAGCAAGCTCTCGCCCTAAGTTAGCAGCCAGCGCCTTTTCGCCCATCCCATACACCAAGCCAAAGTTGATTGACTTGGCTTCCTTTCGTGGCACCCCTGTCAACTCACTCACAAACGCATGGAAATCTGTGTCTGGATTCGTTCTGTACTGACTGCGGGCAAGGTCTGCTGTTTCCCCTGCTCCGTAGTGTACGAGCATCCGGTATTCGATCTGACTGTAGTCGAAGGATCCCCATCGAGGATGATGAAGATCAGGAACAAACAGAGAGCGTATAAGCGGACCCAGTTCGGGGTCGCGCGCTGGAATATTTTGTAGGTTAGGAGTGCTACTAGAGAAGCGACCAGAAACAGTCCCAGACTCATCAGAGCGAAGTGGATGAAATTGTCCATGTATGCGTCCATTTATGTGTGAATTGGTGATGTAAGAGCGGAGGAAGGTGTCACGCGCTTTGGTGAGTTTGCGGCATTCAGCAATTTCTGGTATGTTCTTCTCCAACCAGTCAGACCTGAATGAGGGGGCGCCTTTGGCAGTTTTGGGATAAGACAAATGGCGGCTCTTGGCAAGCCGTTCCACATCTTGAGCAGCGTAGATGTTCAACCCACCTAGCGACTTCTCAATGGTTTCAATTCGTGCACTGAGCCCGTCATCAATCGCCTGCAACTTGTCAAGGTCAACCCTTACCCCATGCCGCCTCATCTGCAACAGCAATGGGATTAAAGCAGTTTCTAGGTTGAACAGTTCAACCAAGTCATCACGTTGCAAGATTTCTTTTTGTGCATTCCAAATGCGGATAGGCAATGAGGCATCAGCTTCTGCATATGGGCCCACAAGTACAGGTGGGCAGCGGTAGATGTTGGCTGCTTGTTTCCGGTCTGCATTGCCACCATACGCCCTGCTTGACCAGTCGTACAAAGCGCTCTCAAGTTTTGTTTCGCCCAAGTACTTCTTTGCCAATGCATTGAGTGAGTAGCTCTGCGCGTTCTCATCAATGAGGGGCTCTGCCAACTGAACATCACAAATGGGCCCAGCCACATGCACATCTAAAGTGGACAACCAACCCAGGTCATACTGGGAGTTGGCGAAGATGTATTCACGCGCTCTGTCAGACAAGACATCTTGCAAGAAATTGATAACCTGTTCCTTGTTCTGATTCTCACCCATCGTGTGAGCAATTGGGAAGTACCAAGCGGCATCAATAGTTGCAATGGAAATGCCTGCCACATACCCATGCCCCGTTGCCCACCCAGGACCCAAGTCAATCAATTTGGGGTCATAGGTTTCTGTATCTACACCCAGCTGAACCACACTGTCTAAATTCGGGAATTCTCGCAGTTGCCAGCCCGTGTCCGGTATGGAAGGTAGTGCGCGGTTAGTTTGTTGCTTCGCGCCGCCTTTGGCTGGTTTGACGACCTCAATATCTTCCCAGAACAATCCAACTGAATCATGTCTCATTGACGGACCCCCACAATCATCCCCCGCATCCCCTCCGGGCCTGTGAAAGGACTCGGCGCTGGATAAGTGCTCAGATCCATCTTGGTTGCCTCATTGAGCACCTTGCAGATCATCTCTGCCCTAAACCTAGCCTCTGGCAACTCCATGCCTTCAACCGACGCGTTGTGTT